TTCTTTTCTAGCTTCAACAGCTGTATCTCTACTATCTTGTAATTGTTTTTCTGTAAAGTCAGCTTCACCATCTTTAGATACTTCTGTTTTTCCTTTTACAGATTTTAAAGAAATGTCTTTTTCTGAATACTTATTACCTTCTAAGCTAAATATTTGTATACCGTCTTTTCTTAACTCTAGATCTGTTAGTCCAACTACACCAGTTTTAAAAACTCTTTCTTTAGCAGATTTTCTAACTCTCCTGTCTTCATAAAAATTAAAATCTAAATAAGTAGTATAACCAAAACTAGCAGCTATTTCATTTAACATTTGGGCATACTCAACTTTTCCAGTGAAAAAGTTAAATCTATTTGTCCCGTCAGGTTGTAAAATTATCTCGCCAGTTATAGGATCTTTATAACCACCATCAACAATTTTAGAAGCATCATAGTGATGACTTCCAACTCTCATAGCTAATGCAATATTATTTTCTAAAGCTTTTGCTAAACCTACACCAGTCTCTAAACCACCAACACCAAATGCTTCTTCTATTATTTTATCCTCTATATAGTCTCTAGCGGCATTTCTAAGTCTAGTAACAGTTTCAGACTCTGCAGCATGTTTGTTTTTACTTAAGCTTTCAGTTCCTAAAACTTTGTCTAAAGTTTTTTCAGTGTTAGTAATAGCATTTCTATCTATTATCCAGTCCATTTTAGAAGACTCTGTAAGGTCAGGATTTTCCGATGCATCAAATAGCTTAGAAAACCTCATAAATGTTTTAGCTAAATCGTTAGAAGTTTTAGTTTCTATATTACCTTTTTTATCTCTAGGAGTATTAATAATAGATCCGTTTATTCTATTCATTTCGTTATCACCCTTTTGTAAGGCAATTTTTATTTCTTTAGCTAAAGCTTTCTCATCTTTAAATCTTACTTTATCTACGGCAGCAATTACATATGGTTGATATGTCTTTATGTAGTTATTAAAGTCCTCAGCATCTAAATCGAATATTCTCTTAGTTGATCTACTTATCTCAGCGCTAGCTATCTGACTTTTTAGTTTTTGTCTAAAATCACTTTGTAATTCTCTACCGGTTAGCTCAGTTAAATCTTTTAATCTAGAGTCTATAGCATCGTTAGTTCCAGATGATTCTAGTATCTGCTCTACGACAGCTTTACCCATCAATTGACCTGCTATGCCCTGTTTCCTTGTTTGTGCCTTAAAAGTCTCGAAAAAAGCTTTTTTATTAGCTGGCGAGTTAAAGTCAAACGTTGGGTTTATTCTTATAAATTCAGGTTGAGAAGTAACACCGTGTAGAGACTTTATCATTTTATCAGTAGTTTTACCAAACCAATCGCTAGTATATCGAGGTATAAAATCTACAGCTTTGCCACTAGCATCTTTTACCAGCTGTCCGCCAACAGACTTCTGAACCATACCTTTAGGTAATGTTGTTGATCCTTTTTTATTAAACTCTCTAGCAGCTATATCACTAAAGTAAGAAGACTGTATGTTCTTAACTATTTTTTCAAAGTTTTCATTGTAGTAGTTTTCTAAGCTTTTACCAGTGCCCATTGATTTATATATAGGTCCTTCTTTTATATCTCTACTTTGAACAACTTGCTTTCTTATGTCTCTTAAAAAGTTAGACATACTTTGATTAGGTCCTCCTACATTAGAAATATCTGATAGCTTATCAAATCTAATTTTTAAAGAAACCTCTTTTACATATTCACCAGTGTTTTGCTTTTCGTTATTTACTTCTACCTCTTTAGGTAACCCAGTTCTATCTATTATAGTTTTTGGCTTTTCACTTTTTACTTCTCTATCTTTAGCTAAAGCAATGTCAGTAGCTTCTTCTGGTGATATAAATCCAGACTCTAATGATTTTATTTCTCTAGAAGTTTCTTCTGGTGCTCTATCTAAAGATACCTCAGATCCCTTCTTTATGCCAAACTCACCTTTTAATACGTCTCCTTTTCTAAAATTAATTCTAGGCATTATGTATCCACCAAAAGAGTTATTTTGCTCAGGATTAAAACTTGCAATATCTTTAGCAAGTTTAGATCTAACCTCTTGCATAAAAGCTTCTTTACCTGCTTTTAAATTACTAGCTCCAATTTTAGAACCTATGTATTTATTAAATATTTCTTTTATATTATTATTGTTTTTGCTTAATAAATCTCTAACAACTGACTCAGATTTCTTTTTCCATGCTTCGTTGCTAATGCTATACACGCCATCTCTTTTACCTCCTACTATACCATCAAGCTCTTTATTAGATCGCTGCATTTGCTCTTTAGACATATTAGGATCAAAATCTTTTAGCATTTGCTCAGCTTTAGCTTGAACTTCTGGGCTTGTATTGCCAAGCCTAACGCCTTGAGAAAACCTTTTAATAAATTCAAAAGCATCTGCACCTTTGCTAAAGTCTAAATTTTTAAAAGGAGTATTGCTCTCCATTAATATACTTATTTTTTCACCTGCTTTGCTAAATGAATTTTTAGATGCAAAAGTCCCACCAGCTATTACTTCAGAAGTTATAGCTACTACCTCTTTGTCAAACTCTCCTAAACCTCTATTGTTTAGTATTGAATCTACTTGTTCTTTAACACTGGCAGGTAAAGAGTTTTTAAATTCTTTTATAAAAGCTGTAGCTTTAGCTTTTGACATTTTGTCTAAAACATTATCAAATAACGGGTGTGTTATTTCATGTATATCTAAAGAAGTTGCATAAGTATCATATGCATGCTTTTCGTTTATATATATAACGGGTTTACCAGATTTAGACTTCCCTAAGAAAAAACCTTGAGTATCGGATTCGTCTGTTTTTATCCCTTCTTCTACTAAAGCTTTTTTAAATTCGTCTGGGCCTAAAGGTTTGTATTCTACGTCTTTTAAGTTTACTCCGTCTCCATAAGTATCTAACACTTTTTGCTGTAAAGACTTTCTATTTTTATATGCTTCTTCTTTAGCAAAATTATTTGATGATTTTTCAATTTCTTCTATTGATTTTTTTAAAGAATTTATTTCACTAGATCTATCTACTCCATCATCAATTGCCAACAACTCTCCTATTTGTTTCTTTTTATTACTTAAATCCCTAGCATAATCAAACCAAGTTGACATAGCTTTCGTGCCATCTTGTATACCACGCTCTCTACCTTGAATTATCCACTCATGCATCAAGCTTAGATTTCCTAATATCTCTGTTCTAGCCCTGTTGTTGCCAGAAAAAGGACCTCTTGGATCTAATATTATTCCAGCTGTTCTATCCATGTTAGGTACAGATAATGCTTTTATAGCTATATCTGTAGGTATTTCTGATCCATTAGCCATCAATTTCCCAACAGCATACGTATCAGCCATTAATTGCTCTCCACCTTCATCTCTTAGGCTTGATTCAAATTCCTGAAGTTTTAACCCTTGCTTTAAATTGTATTTAGCAGTTTCTAAATCTTTCTTTCTTTTTTGTTGCTTTTCTGTTAAATTTTCTTGATCTAAACCTTCTTTTTTAATTAACTCTTCAAACCTAGACTCTACCTCAGCTTCAGAAAGCTCACTAAGTTCAAAACCATTAGCATCTTTAGTTTTTGATTTAAACTTATTTAACAAATCTAATGCTCTAGCACCACCACTAGCATTAGCGTTCATTTCACCTCTGTAAAAAGCTACGTCATTTTTAATAGCTCTTTTCATGTCTTGAAGACCTTTACTTAGGTTTACAGTACCAAGTGCTGCAACCATCATCCAAGTAGATACAAGGTTGTCTAGTTGAAGAATATCTACATTTCCATCTCCGTCTGTATCTAAATCATGACCAGCAAGTATAGTTTCACCTAGCTGACCAGCTGTCATTACGCCAGTTCCAACAGTTGGCTTTGTAATTCCATTTACTATGTTGTTGAAAGTTTTAGAGCCTTTACTTAACTGATAATAAGCTTTCCTATACGATGGAGATTTCAACATCTTGTTAGTAGTTCCTTTTAACAAACTACCAGTTCCAGCAGCACCAATAGCAAACAAAGGATTCATTCTTTCCTCACCTAACGGTTCCATAACTTTATTTCTAGCTTCTATTACTGCAGCTTCTGTAGCGACAGCTGTAGTAAACTTAGCTATAGGCTTTTGGTATTTACCAAGTCTTTTGCTGTTCATTATAGCTTTTTCAAAGAAGTTTTCCATTTGCTTTAGCTTCTGAGGACCTATAGCTTTTCTAGTATATCCAAATTCTAAAGCTATTTGAGCAAAACCTAATAAACCTTCACCTGTAGTTTGCTCTATAACACCTGGATTAATTTTATCTTCAATTTCTTTAGATCTTTCAGCTCCTAGTCTCTCTCTAGTAAAGTTATAAAACTGTTCCATCTCATCAGTTTTTCTTAGATCTTTATCTCTATAAGGAACACCTGGGCCACCTAAAGCTTTATTAACATCACTTACTTTATCTACAACACTTTGACCAAATATATCTAAAAAGTTTACGTTCTCTTCCGCGTCTGTAGGTTTATAATTTAAAGCTATTGACCTTTGAACAATCATTAATTGATCTAGCTTTTCATTATATTTTCTAGCTAATATGTCATTTTTATTAATATACTTTAGACCAGGAACAAGACCTCCTCCAGCCATGTTGCTTTTTCTTTGTAATGCAAACGGAGAGTCATCATCTTCAAATCTACCTAATTTACCAGCTAAATAAGCAACCTCATTTACAAGTTTATTTTCAGCAGTGTACATTTCTTCTAACGTGCTGTCACCCCAAACTGATTCAGCTTGTGCACTTTTGTAAGATTCATTTTCCACATCATCACTAGAAGCTGAAGATCTTTTTATAATTTTACCTTTAGTAGGATCATACCACTGGCTAGGAACACCATCTTCACTAAAGCTAACTAGTTCTTGGTTTCTTATTTCTTGTAGCTCTTTCTTATAAGAAGATATTTGTTTTAAGATTTCTTGCTGCTCTGATTGAGGAGCTTTTTTTAATTGAAGTAATGTTAACTCGTCTTTTAAAGACTGCAAGTTTCTATTTAGTTGACTTGCTTTTTGAGCTGGAACACTAGTGTAAGTCTCAGCTACCTCTATATTATTTAATATAACGTTTTGCTGAGCTTGATTTATTATTTTATTTGGTATATTAAAAGTACCGTCTTCGTTTTGTATAGAACTTCTTGATATTTTATTTTCGTATAATAACTTACCAATCTCTTTGTTTAATTCAAAAGTTTCTTGGTATTGACCTCCTAAATAAACACCATAATCAACATTAGCTAACATTTTTTCATCTTGAAATATAGCTTCTGTATTTTTTTCCTCTTCAGTTTCAAATTCGTAACCAAAATCCTCTATCAACTGCTTGCCTGCTTGCATTATAGGTTTAGTCATGAAAGGATCAATCTCTCCAGAAGACATTGGTTTGTCAAGTTTTATAAATTCAAAGCCTTCAGACGCTGGCTTACCTTGCATAACTGAGTTAGTGTTATCCCAGTTATTTAACCACCAGTTTTTACCTTCTAAACTTTGATTCCAATCTTCATTATCACTAGAACCGTCTTGGTTAATTACAGGTTTCATAAACTCAGTGTATATAAACTTTTCATCTGGATCTAAATCTACGTCGTTATTCTCAGTAGTTACCGGTTGTTTTTCTTCTTTGACTATTTCTGGCTTTGTTTCAGGTTTTACATTATACTGCATTACTTTAGCCTTGTTCTTAGCTAAGTAATCAGAAAAAGTTAAACCTTCTAAAGCGGCAAGTTCTTTAATTTGACTTTCAGAAAATGTTTCGCCGTTTATTTCGTACATGTAGTATTATTTTATAAAACTTTGTAATGGAAGCTTTTCACCGTTAGCCACGGCATTTATGTATGGTAAAACTATTTGTTGGTATGCATCGTAAAAGTCATATCTTTGAGAAGCTGTTGTAGCTTTGTCAGTAAATAAATCTTTTAGAGTTATTCCAATTGGGTTTCCTTCGTGTGTTAGTTCTAGATCAGCAAATTGAGGATAATTTTTAGCTCTGTTTATTATTGATATTATGTCCTGCATTAAAGGAGCAGCACCAGTCATTTTAAATAAACCTTCTTGTTCTCTTACACCTTTACCATAATCTTTGTTTAAAAATGGATTTATAGGATACATTATACTTTCGTCTCCTCCTGAATATCTATCAAAAACACCTTTACCAAAAAGTGCTTTTAAATTTTGTTGTCCTGAATCTGCTGAGTCAGCTTTTTGAAACGTTCCATTTCCTAATCCACGCATAACTTGTGTTGTTGTAAATACAGGTCTACCAACTTGATCAGTTGAGCTTTGGAATTCTTTTACTAAATTTACAGCTGTTGTGGTATTTTTACTTACAGCACTTTTTGTAGCTACACTACTATTGTAGCCTTTTTCTAAGTTGTCTAAATAAGATTCTATTTCAGGACCAAACTTCATGTTGTCTTTACTGTTAAACTTACCTCCTTCTAAATATTCTATAAAGTTTCTATATCCTTTACCATTACCTAAATTAAATACTGTTCCAGGTTCTTTAACTTGTGTAACTTCTTCACCATCGTCATTAAAAACTTGCTCAGTCACTCTACCTATATATACTTTAACATCATCACCAGATTTTTCTATAGTAGCGTTTGCCAGCTTTTTATTATAATTTTCTTTATAAGTTTCAAATTTTTCTTGAAGTTCACCAGGAGTAGAAGATGTTAAATCTTCAACCATAGGGTTTATGTCGTCATTAACGTCTCCAACAAATTTATCAAAAGTAGTATTTCCAACTACAGGATTGTTTTTATTATTAGAACCTCTAGGAGAGCTAGGTTTGTATATTTTAGGATCACCAACTATAGACTCATCTCTTTCAGTACCGTTTAACTTTCTAACCATATCTACTGATTCTTGAGCTAGCATTTGTCTCATTTCAGCCTTTTGAGCATCAGACCCAGTCCACTCAGTGTCTTGCTCTAGCACATCTGCCCAATAAACTTTACTATAAATAGGATCTTCAGCCATTTTCTTTATAGTTGTATCAGTTTTAGCTATTTCATCTACTAAACCTTCCATAGCCTTAGTGTTAACTTTTAATGTAGAATAATTAACGCCTCCATTGTCTGTCTTAGTATAAGAGTAAAAATCAGTACTTAAAGTTTTATCATTGTCTACACCACCAAGCCTAGATTTAGCATAAGAGGTTAATCTATCTTTGTATTCAGGAACTCGTAAAAACATATCTCTATCAGAGTCTTTAGCTACAAGATATTCGTCAACATTAAATACAGTTCCGTTTTTATCTTTTAATATTGTTTGACCTAAATCATTAGAAATTATACCAACACCGCTTTCACCGTTCACCCAGTCTTGTAGAAGTTTAGCCTCATTTAAGTTCATGTTAGTAACACTTATTGCATTTTCTTCACCTATTCCAAATCTTAACGATTCTTTGAGTTCTATAGCTTCTGCAGCAGCCTCTGACATACCGGTTGTATAAGTATCAATAGAGTTACTTATATTTGTTATCATTTTAGCGCCAACAACAGGGTCTATATATCCTTCTTCACCTGGAAGTTTTTGCATGCCTTGTCTTATTTTTACAACTTCATTTATTTGGTTGTTCCAATAGTCGTTTTGCTTGCCTTGAAATGTTTCACCGCCTCCTTTTACACTAGATACCTTGTCAAACATTTTACCAGCTAAAGCAGCGTCTTGCTTTTGTAAGTCTAGTATTGCTTTTCTATTAGCATCTCTAGCAGCCTTAACTTCTTTCATTCTAATTCTTTCTTCTCTCTGTCTGGTTATTTCAGTATTACTAATATTAGCCATCTCCTGACCAATGTTAGGTAGTCTGGGAGTGGATATTTTACCTCCGTAAGAAGAGCCTTTGTAAGCGTTTGATGCTGTTACTGCCATAATTAATTATTGTTTAAAATATTATTATCCACCTATGAAAGGATTAGATGAGTTAGCATAGTCTTGAAAAGCATTTCCTGGTTGCGTCGAAGCCATCTTGCCTCCAGCAATATATTGAGTAGTAGACCCAGCAAAGTTCATCATAGACGATGCTGTTCTAGCACCTTGACCTATTCTTGCAGAGGCATAATAATCTTGCATTCCTCTATAATAATCAACCTCTGAAGCAGCTCTTGATATATCAGCAGCTTCTCTCATTTCCTGAGCATTAAACATAAATGCTTTACCTTGAGCTTGATTTTCTTGTACTCTAGCTTTTTCAGCTTGCGTAAGCTGTTGAGCTTGCATTTCACCCTTAGCTGATAGTTGTTGATTAGTAGCTTCTTGTTGTTGTATACTAGCTGTAATACCTCTTTTACTTTTTAATGCTGCATTTGCTAAAGCAGTTGCTCCACCTGCAGAAGAGCCTGTTTCTCTTAAGGTATCTAAAGTATTAGCTAAAGCAATGTCAGCCTGCTCCATTTGCATAGTAGCGGCTTCTGTAGCTACAGCTAAATTAGCATACGGATTATCCATTCTCATCTCCTTAGTATCAGAGTATGGGTTGACTATAGCTTGTCTGTTTTCTTTTAAATCGTCTAAAGTTTCTTGAGCAGCATCTTTTAGCTCCTCTTGTCTTTTCATTTCTTTTTTCATTCTTCTACCAGCAACTATATTACCCACCATCTCTGATGAACCTCCTAAAAGTTTTCCTATGCTGCTTAAAGCTCCTATGCTTAGTTGTCCGCCCATAATTTTATTTTTTAATAAGATGATATTACAAACTCAGATCCAACTGAAAACATTTCTTTCATACCTCCATAATCAGTAGTAGAGTCTGTTTTTAAAGTTACGATTGAGTAAAAACCTTTTATACCTGAAGACGCTGTTCCAAAAACAACCTCACCTGGTTTTACTGTTGAGGCATTTTTAATATTTGAAAAGTATTTATTTTCTTTTCTATCAAAACCACCTCTTAATATTTGTGTGCTAGCTGGTAGAGTGTCTGGGAACTGAGTAACTATAGGTTGAGCTCCTGCTTGTTCTTGAACTGTAAAAGCGCCTTCGTAAAAACTTTTTATTTGATTAGCCGTATCTACATTTTTTATTGTAGCTGGATTATTAGAGTCATAAGACAACGTAACTGAGTCAGTACCTGTTTGACTAGAATACATCATTGCCAACTCCCAACCGTTAGACCCTTCGTAATTTACTGTTTTAAAGTTTTTAACTACATGAGGATTAGCATTTAACACGGTTGTAATATTACTATCACTTGTTACTTTGTAAAATTCCCCTCTATTGACATTATCTGAATAATGTTGGAATAATCCAGACTTTCCAGCTTGAGTACCTAAAGGATCTCCTTTGTCGTCGTATATAATTTCATTTTCAACTAAAGTTTTAGTGCTGTAAAATTTATTTTTAAAGCTAAACATCTGATCAGGAGCATAAGTAAAGAAACTTACCCAACCTTTTACTCTTTCGTCATAATTCAACGTTTGAAAATCTATTTTAATTCCTTCTGAGCTAGCTTTTTCACCTTGCTCACCTTCTGGAGTATCAAAAGTTACAGCTTGCTTGTAATACCTTTGAATAGATACAGTATAACACTTATTGTGACTATCCCAAGCTCCCTTTATAGAATCTTTAACAACTGCTCTAAAACAAAGTTCAGGAAGCATGCCTGACTGTAACTGAAACTCTTCAGAAAAATAAACTTTAATTTTCTCCGGTGTAGCTAAATACTCTACATGAGATACATAATATATAGTGGGATTACCACTATTCATAATGGTCATGCCTGGAGATATTGTAGTCCATAAATCTTGAGGATCTCTCCATATTTCAACACCTTGTATTATATCTCCAACACCACCTATAGTGCCGTCAGCTTTAAAAAAGTCTAAACTTTCTGGCTGGCTAAAACATAAATCTATATTTCTATAATTTTGATCTATAGAATTTAAGGTATCTCTAAAATAATCAAACATACCATATTCAGATACTTCAGTAATACCGTCTCTTGATAATCTTATTATTGCATTTCTATTTTTATCAGAATAGTATTTTCTAAAGCCGTGATGAGCAAAACTTTCAGGACTGTTACTTACTCCGTAATCACCAGCGTATGGAGTAACAGGACCAATTACAACTTTACCAGCTGTAGTAACTTGTCCACCTTCAGCAGTGTATATAACGTCTTTATCTATTAGAGCTTGACTAGTTTTATTCTCTTGTATAACTAAAAGATTTCCATCGTCGGAGTGTATTTTATTAACAGATCCATACTCTGGTTGAATAGTTCTTGTAATATCTTCGCCTACACTAAATACATTAGTTTTGTTAACATCTGTTCTATTGTTGAGAGGGCCTGAATATATAAGAGAAGATTTTCTTCTTTGAGAAGTAGCGTCAGCATCTACTAAGTAAGCTCTAACACCTTGACCTACTATATCACTATTATAACCTCCTTGTATTCTAGACTCCTCTAAAGAGAAACCTAAACCATTCATATACCAAGTGTCAGATGGGTTAGCTGATACATTCGCAAATGTTGTAGTAGGAAACTCAGGATAACCTGCAGGATCCCAAGGTAAACCAAAAAATCCACCGGTAGGGCCAGCTTCGTAAATTCCTGGTATAGGATCAGCAACATCGTCCCAGTCAGGTCTTGGCTTAACAGTATATACTTTTTCGCCTCTAATAGCTACTTTTTTAAGAACAAAAGTGTTAAAATACTTTACTTCTAATATATAACTCATTATATGAATTTTACGTATGTAGATAAATAGTCAAACTGTGAGCCACCTGTTATTATTCCTGTTTGGTTAGGATCACAATCACTCATAGTTATTTTAAGTTTATAAACAGTATTTGTAGATACTTGACCACTGCTAATAAAACCGTTTATAGTTTGCTTATTTAATACTATGTATGAATGTGGCATTATTGTGTATAGTCTAAACATGTTTGTGTGGTTGCTACTAGCGAATCTAGTTATGTTTCCATCTGCACCTGCTACATTGCTTATTTCCGCTTTCCAGTATAGCTCAGCACCATTAACATTGTAAACACTCCCTGTTGCTAAATTTCCTTGTTTAGCTCCGTTATAAAAATAGTTTTCGTCAGACGTTATGGCAGCACTAGAAGGTGGTGGAGGAAAATAGTTGGTTACTGGGGTTCCTATGTACTTCATTACACTAAAGTCATTTCCTTGAGTTCCATACACTCCACTAGGATTTTGACCAGTTACAAAGAAGTTTATAGGATTATTTTGGCTTCCGCTACCGTTTATGTTAGGATTTCCATTTTCACCAGGGAACCACATAACAACGTTATTATTATTGTAACCTATAAAGTTTGGATTATTGAAATAAGGTTTTTCATTTATTAATTCACCTATGAAAGATAAAGAAGTAGTAGTTCCAGAGGAAGTTATTGTTGCTGTAAAATTAAAAGTAAATGTTGGATTATTTTGTAAAAATACAAAATCTTCTGCAGCTGTTTTTACAACATACGAGCCGCTTGAACCTGATAAAGTGAACTTACTAGCAATATTACTACCTGTAGATGTTATTACAGAGTCTAGTGTTACTGTGTGTGGTTCAACTATTGTTTGTCCGCTAGTGTTTGTTAAAGCGAAAGGTAAGGTTACATCTGAACCAGTAGCCATAGATTCTTTTTGTAAATACTGTAAAGAGTCTCCTTGTGAAGTATCATTGCCATCAGTATCTTGAAAACCTCCAGGGTCAGCAACAATATCTTGCGCTGCGTTTAATTGAGATATTAAACCAGTTGTACTTGTTTCGTAATATATATCTATCTCGCTTTTTACAGGTTCCGTTTCATAAACAGCTAAAGTCTGAAACCTAGCATTAACGTAGCCTGGGCTAGGGTCTCCATTGCTGTCTTCATAACCGTCAGGACCCATTCTAAAAGAGTTAGAAGAAGTTATTGTTGCTATAGGTAAAGAAGCAGAACTAGTTAGTGGTATGCCATCATTGTAAAAATCCCACATATCACTAGTCTCTAGGTTGTAATCGTTGAAAGCAGCTATAGTAGAAACAGTGTCAGCTTTAAAAGGTTGTTCATCTCCTGGAAAAGCCATCAAGTTAACTTTAAAGTTTTTAGGATTTACTCTTGGAAATAATGAAACATCGCTACCTGCAAATTTACTATCTCTTGGACCTACATTTATTAAAGATCTAGGTATTTTGTTTATATTATCACCAGAAAGTTCTACTTGAACTTTGTTTTCGCTAGCTTGATATAAATATTTTATTTCTGTAGGTGAACTAGTTTTTATAGTTTTAGGAGTTAAAGAGTTTATACCTGACAAATATACATTATAATAATCTTGCTCTTGTTGTTTTACAACTATTTTATAAGAGTACCATCCAAGTGGATTATAAACTGGATCGTATAATCCCTTAGTTCTTGAGTTTGAATCACCAGGTTCTATTTTATCATCTAAATATATTTTCAGCGAGTTACCAAACCAAAGCTGTATACCTGTCCCAGCTTCAGGTATGTATGGAACATATAAAGATGAAGCTCCAAAGTTTTTACCACCATCAACAACACTACTAACGTCGTAACTAGATAATATTACTTCAGATTGTCTACCATATCTATCTGCTAAAACAAAACCAACTTGATAAGTTCTATTCTGTTTTAAAGAGTGCAATGGATACTCTCTAGAAGCTACACCTGTTTTTGATGTTTCGTTGTAATCTAGTTTAAAACCTGAATTAACTCTGTAAGGTATTGATTTTGGAAAACTTTGTCTATCTATATAGTTACCAAAAACAACTCTATTACCTACAGAAGCCATTGTAAGAGCTCTAACAGGTACTTTATCATAAACTCTAGTGTTTTCTTGCTCAGGCAATACTTTTATTGGGTTGTTGCCTATGTATTGATACTCTATGTAGTCGTTATTAGGAAAGTTAGATATAAGATCTTCCACGCTTAAGGATTCGACTACGTGTATATTAGTGCCTTTATCTTCTTTATATAGTATTTCTAAATCTGATATATGAAAAATATTATCAAGATCATCAACGTTACAAGGTAATTTCACAAATAGTGATATTTGCTGTACTAAGTTTTGAAAAAATGAAACGTGACCTGAGTTTTTAATTCTTGCATCGTCGTAGTCTAAGAAATGACCAAATTGCTCTGGTATAAAGCAAGCTTGTGTAAAAGGAGCTATTAAAGAATATTCGTTATCATCGAACTTAAATCTATAACTAAACCTAACAAACTTCTTTTTCAAAAAATCAGAGTCTCCAGCAAAAGAGTTGCTATAATCTGGATTTTCGTAGTGGAAATAAAATTTTATACCAGTGTTATTACCTGTAGTACCGTTAACAGCATCAAATATTTTTACTAAATCACCATTATTACCGTTTAAAGTAACAAGCTTATAATCTATACCAGAGTAACTACCATTTGACACAGATACAACTGTTACAGAGTTATTCTTAGATAAGCCTGGTATATCTTTTGATGTTAAAAATTTAGCTTTATTGGATCCTAAATAATCTTCATTAAACAACTCAAAATTATCTTTATACCTTAAAGGTAAAACCATATTAGTACTACTGCCAGGGTTTGTTAAAAGAGTTCCACCACCAGCGTCAGAAATAGCAGTAATAGAATAAGTTAAGAGTTTATTAGTTTTATTGACCATAGTTGTAACAGGGTTTGCTACGCTTCTTGTATGAAGTTCTATTGGTTGGTATGGGTAGTATTTTGCTAAAGAAACGTGGTCCTCACTACTGTACAGACCTCCGTTTATATTTAACTTTCTAGGTTGGTTCCTGTTGTCAGTCCAAAATAATTGATCTTCTATTATAACGGCCTCTACTCTATTCGTTTTGGAAAAGTTTAACCAATTACCTTGAGCAGCTACTGAATGTGTATTAGTTTTTAAATCAACGTTTAAAATCTGACAAGACATATTACTTACTGGAGCAACGGGTACGTGAGTAAATTCTGTTTGTAAATTACTAGGAACTACTAAATTAGAAGAATCAACAAAGTTAGTAATAAATAAAAACAACTTATCATTGGCTTCATCTTTACAAAAACCTATACATTCAAATCCATAGTTATACAACCTGTTACCGTCAAGTTGTTTTAAAATTTCATTTCCTTTTATATTTTCAAGAGCACCAACATCTGATCCTTCTGACCTGCTTACAGATATGTTTGTAGCGTTTCTATATTCGTTGTTAGGTACAATTCTGGAGTCTGAGTCTTTATTCATCTTAGACGCCATAAAAGTATTCTTTACTTCGGCCATACTTAATGTTTAATCCATTTAGATTTGTTTCTAAATACTTGAGCTATTTCCTCTGTTTTAATATTGCTTAATCTTATTTTAGCGTTTCTTAAAGTGCTTGATCTTTCTCTCTTGTATCTACTCACTATGTATTCAGGAACTTGAGATCTTGTAGAAAGCACCCCGTGCATTATATGCATATATAAAGCTTGCTCTGCCATCTTAGGAACTAACATATCTTCATCATAAGCTAATCCGTCTGATATGTATTCAAATATAACAAGCTTACCAGCTAAGTCACTTGATACCGATATTGAGCCTAATCTTTCATTTATTGTGAATTTTCCATTTACATTAGCTTCTTCTGGTTGTAGTCCATATTTCTGACCCATTAAACCTTGTCTAGGTGATATTCTATAATCTGAAGGGGCTAAGCCATTTCCATTTATACTATTCCAAGCTGTTTCAGTTAAAGACTGCTCAGCCAGCGTATTATCTCCGAAAGAACTTTGTATATAATTACCTTGACCATCTTGAAGAGGTAAGTCAGTAGGGTTTGAAGTTACTCTAGTTGGGTAAACGACATGTTTAGCACCTACTCGATCTATCCAAGATAGTTTTACATAGTTAACGTAATCTTGAGGAAGAGGAAAAGAAAGGCTTATTGGTATATTTATTTCTTGAGACTTTACTGTATTTAATGTGTCGTAGCTAAACTCTTGAAGACCTCTTTTAGCATGAAAAAGAATATCTTGTTTTTTAACTTTTCTTATTAACTTATCTTCCCCTACGTAACCAACTATAAAGTTGTTTACTAATTCTTTTAGTTTTATATACCTATAATTACCATAGTTATTATTTACAGCAAACTTTTTTAATTCTATATAGAAAAAGCCATCATAAATAAAGTTAACATCTGGAGGTAATATTTCAATTTCACCGGTATATTCATTAGATACTCTAATTAACGCTTCATCTATTTCCACGTATGTAGGTGAGCTTGTGGGTCTATAATATATTGTAAAGTTAGAGCTTGAAGCAACTTGAGTAAACAAAAGGTTAATACCTGTTTGTATTTTTGGCAAATCATAAGCACTTGTTGGTGTGGTATCAAATCCCCATATACCTCCATTTATAAACAAAGAGTCACCAGGGTTAGCTGTTGACATCTTATCCAGTACTTGTTGACCAGCGTAGTATTGACCGTTGTGTTCTGTTATAAGTCCCATTTATTATTGTTTTTCGTTTACTTCTTCTTGCTGTATTTCATTAGTAGCCACTTGAACTATTGAAGGATCTTTTATTACTACACCAGCATAAAGTAATATATTTATAACTACTTCTATTTGTTCTGAATTATGTAATTCAAAATTAACAGAGTTACTTTGATCATACACATAAGCGCCATTAGCTATTGTAGTAAAAGCCCATTGTATGTCATTAGGCTTTTTAACATACGAAACTCTTAATAGGTTCATGTTGTTAGGAAAAGGAATAACCTTATTGTCTTCATATAAGTATATGGGACAATCAAAGTCTGGCTTTGTAAGTGGAGATTTATTTATGTTATAAAACTCTGTTCTACCTACTCTTTGTAATTCTGCGGCAGTCTCTGTCATTGGAAAAGCCGGTGGGCTTTGTGTAGGAACTGGAGGAAATGTAGCCTTGTCAAATGTAACAGTATTTATTCTGTATAAATTACCTGGACATTCAAAAAATCTGTAATATGGAGGTTCTGTAGCAGCTGCAGCATTCATAACTGCCTCTGTTTTAAACTCTGCTATTTTTTCATCAATATTGGCAACTCTATCTGCATAATCAAACTCACTTTGAGAAACTCTAAGTTGTTGGTTTAAGTCTTCAAAGTATCTTTCAAATATTCTTCTCTGTACTTGCGTTGCTGTTTTATTAAACTCTTGAGGCGTCATATAGCCTCTTTGCTCTTTGTTTAATATAAGCAAAACAGTTTGGTATACATCATTTACGTTTATTGCCATTATGAATATTTTAAAAAGAGAGGCTACTTGTGTAACCCCTCGTATTTATAATCACTTGTTATTTAAGTTTTTTCTGTATAGATTTTAAAACTTCTAAACCTTCATCAGTCTGAAACCAAACAGCTATAGCCGAAAATGCATTTTCTTCAAAAGGAACTTGCATTAGCTTTTTATTGCTACTACCCCATGACCAATTTCTTTGATCAGCGCTAAGTTTTATTATGCTCATTTCAGCAGCCTTAACAGCTATGTTTCTAAGTTCAACATTTGGATCTTCAGCTAACTCTAAGAATAAAACAGGATTTCTTTTAGCAAATATAAGTAAATCTCTTTTTATCTCCTTAGAAGCCATCTTTGATACATTAGATCCTATCTCAACTCTTAGTATAGCTTCCATTTGATCTATGTCCATACTAGTAGCCGCGTTTAACGCTTGTATTTCAGCCTCTATCCAGCTTAAATCTATTTCAGCTTCTTTTACCTTGTCTTCCTCAAAGTATATAACATCTTTTAGTGGATGATACATACTTAAAAGTTTTTGAAGGTTTGTTTTTTCTTTAGGAACTGCTAATACACCATCTTGAAAAACTATATGACCTAATGTTGCTGATCCTGATTGTTTGTCTACAAAACAAGAATCTTGATTAGTAGCATATCTAAGCTCTCTATTAGTTTTTTCTTCTTCGTCCCAATACATTAAAGGTTTTTTAGCCGTGTGTTTAGCACCTATAGTGTGTGTTAAAGGTTTTTTATCACCTTTTAATACGTATAACCTGTCTCTATATTCCCAGGTATCTTTTGCTACAGGCTTAGCTGTAGTCTTTTTTTCTTTTGTTTCCATAATATAATATAATATAAATAGCTAGAGCGCTTTCGCGCCCTAGCATAATTGTGTTTTTACTTCTTGAATAATAAGAAGTTGTTAGCAGCTTGAACACAAAGACATCTCTCAGATAAGAAATGTACTTCCATTGCATCAACATCGTTAGTGTAAACACCACCGACAGATCCAGTAATCCAAGACTTGTAACGTCTATCTTCAGTTTCAGAAGCTCTATATCTTACGTGTAAGAACGGTCTTCTAATGTTTGCACCTAACATTTGATCGTAAACTGTAGAAGTTCCAGCAGGAACTAAAACACCATCAATGTCAGCAAACATACCTCTTGTAGTTGGGTCATTTAAGTATTTCCAATCAGTTTTGTAGAAGTCATAAGAACCTCTTCTAAAACCTGAAAATCCTAAATTAAGAGCCATATCAGCGTCATTGTCAAAAAGACCATAAGCAGATCCAGTTCCCTGTACACCACCTACTTCAGATAACATATCATCAAAGTCTAAGTTCATAGCTCTGTTTAAGAATAACATGTTTTCTTCAATAGCACCTTGCTTGTCTAGGTTTTGTAAGATTTTATCAAAATCATCTAAACCTTGTGTGGCAGCAAATCCAGTGTATACATTTCCTCTTTTTTCAATAGCCTCAAACATACCTTCTGTACCTTCTTCACCAGCATTACCACCATCGTTAGTAATACCTTCAACCATTGCCATTTCAAGATAATCATCATATCTTAATCTAGTTTCTGATTCTGCTTTTAAGTACCATAAGTATCCAGATGTTCCGTCTTCAGTAGCAACTTCAACCCATCCAATTTGAGAGGCATCAGAACCGTTAACTTCGTATCTATCTTTAATAATAATTGGCTTGTTAGCGAAAGAAGTAAACTTAGGTTGTAAAGCACCAATCATTCCAGCGCTTCCTTTAGAAAACTCTGAACCATAAACAAATAGTTTAACAGCAGTATCGTTAGCTATTTTGTCGTTGATGTCAGTTAAACCATAAGCTACCACTGTTAATTCAGCTTTGTAAGGTGATGCATCACTACCAGCTCCAGAAACAGTCACAGCTGTAACTTTAGCTTTGATAGTTTCTTTACCTGCTGCATCATTAACAGCAATAGTAGCACCTTTTCTTACAGCGCAAGTTGGCTCGTCGTTTGGTAATGTAATTTCAATTTTAGTACCAGATGTAACCTTTGCGTCACTATAACCAATGTGTAGTCTATTTTGTTCAGACCAAATTACTTGGTCAGAAGTCATAGGCATTTCTGCACCTACCATTCTCAAGAAACCACCTAAAGTTCGGTTTCCGTATCTTTCTACTTCTGCTTCGTAAAGTTCTGGTAGAAATTGTTGTGTCCAATCAGCTGAGCCGTCGTGAAAATTAAGATAATTTTGTTGAGTAACGAACTTAGACTCTGCTGGCATAGGAGAGATTGAAAATCTTCCCTTTGGATCGTTGTTTGCGAATTGTCCCGCCATTTTTTTCTAATTTTTAATTGTTATCGTTTTTTAATTTTCAATTTAGAACTATCTATACCTGATATAGCTTTAACTTTCCATCCGTTTACAAATACTTCCCCGTTGGAAACTTTCCTAGGTTCGTCATTAATATTGTTAGATTTAGACATAATGTCTTTAGTTGCATCAGCTTTTCCTTGTTCGTAAAAGTGATTTGCTATAGTATCAGCATTTCGTGCAGCGAAAAGAGCTTTATGATATTTATCCATATTCTTAATTTCACCGTCTTCTATAAAGTCACTTAAAAAGTTATCTATATTAGACTGCTTATTAACAGCTGAATCAACATCATTTACCCTATAGTTAAATCTTTTTTCTCCGACGTTAAACTCAAAACCTTTGAAGTCGTCTTGAAAAAAATCTTTAGTTCTATTAGTAAAACTCTGTCTAACTTCATCTACACGTGCTAGATCCTCATTGTATCTATTGAAAAAGTCCATAGCTTTTTTCTGCTCGTTAGTAACATTAGGCCTATTTTTAATTTCAGCATAATATTTATCTTTCAAGCCGTCTAAAAACGTACGGGCTTTAGCAATTTCTTCTTTATAAGCGAGTTTCTTTTTCTTTATGTCTCGCTCTTCATCCATTTCTTCATCATAGGAAAAATTATCTTCCATAATAAAATCTACTTCTCCTTGATCAAGATGTGGTTTAGTATTTTTATAATATTCTCTTAATAGAGCTTTATCATCAATATCGCTGTAGTCAGCGCTTATTCTAACGTAGTCTTCAACAGTTCCGCCTGTATCTTCCATAAATGAAACTAACTTTTCGATGTTTTCAGGTAGTTGTTTGCCTAAAACTTTTTCATCTCTTATCGCTTCCTTTACTTTATTTTCTACTTTTTTAACTTGCTCTTTTTCTTGAACAGTTAACTCTTGTATTGGCGAAGTTTCTTTTTCTGGTTTTTCTTCTGTTGGTTTTTCTGTTTCAGTTTTTTCTGCAACTTGTTCTACTACTGGTTGCTCTACTTTTTCAACTGGTTTTTCAGCTAAATTAATTTTAGCATCTACGTTTTCTTTTTCTTTGTTTCTAGATAAATCAATTTTAGCATCTTTATCTTGATTTACCAATTTTTTAGGTTTCTTTTTAATTTTAAAGTCACCCTCTTGTTTTACTTCGACTTTTGACATAATATAATATAATAGTTAATAATTATCTAGGAACAAACTGTTCTAGATTAAAGCCACCATCTAAAGTGTCATTACCGGCAGATTCAAAGTTTATTGGTGTTAAGTTATTTTTTCTTTGATCTATCATTTCACTTTGTTGAGAGGCTTGTATTTTTGTTCTTTGATCTTTACGATCTTCAACTTCTTTTAATTTTTCGTTATCTTGATTTAGCTTAGATGAGTTTAATTTCATGTTATATTGAAACTCCTGCTCCATTAATTGCATTTTTATTTGAGCTTCTTCTCTCATTTTAGCAGTGGCAAACTCTGATTTCATTTTTTCTAACTGTATACTTTGTTCAGTTAACACTTGTTGTTTTTGAGTTTCAGCTAAAGCAGTTTGTTCTGCTAATTGAGCATTTGCTTGAGCTTGAGCTTGTATATTAGCTTGCTGTGCCTCTTGATCAGCTTTAGCTTTTTGCTTTCTTTTAAGCTTAAGCATTTGGTTAGCTAATTTTAGGTTTTTAACTTGCCTAATGTCTATAGCATCTTCTAAGTTTATACCTCCGCCTTGAAGAGCCACCTGTATGTTTTGTTCTAACATAGCTTTTTGCTCTTCGTCAGGCTCTAGCTCTAAGTAAATACCAAAATCTCTTAGATGTAAATTATCTATGTCTGCAAGCGTGCCTACATTATAAGAGCTTATACTATACTTTAAACTTTCGTTTGTTAAAGAAAACTTTAAAGAGTCTGATATTCTCAATGCAACATTTTCACAAGTTCTTAAAGTTAAATACAGGCAAGATTGAAGTATATGTCTTGTAGCCACATTTGAATTAGCAGCTGCTAACTTTTGTAAACCTACTAACGCGTTTTTATCTGGCGTGCTAGCGTCTCTTGCTTCATTTAATCCTGTCACATCCCTTATCATTTGTAAGTAATATTGATAAGTTTGTATAAGAGATCCTATTTTAGACTGAGCTGCTGAGGTTTGTAGTTCTTGTATTGGAATTTTACCCGGGTTCATACCACCGTCTTGTGTCATTGACCTACCTACAATACTACCAGTTTGAAAATACATATTTAATGCTTCTGCAGGGTTGTAGCTAGTTCCATTACCAAGATCAACTTCTGACAAACCATCTACATCCATATACACACCATCTGGAACCATTCTTGACAATACTTGTTGTAGCTTTAAATGTGTTATTTGTATCATATCAGCAAAACCTGTTATTCTACTAACAGTAGACTCTATTCTACCTTTATACATTTTAGGAGCTACAATATTGTAGTTCATATTAACTTTAACAGTATTACTGTTAGGCCTTGTCATGTTTTCAGCTATTCTCCAGTTCAACATTTTGTTGTGACCTAATATTTTAGCGCCCGTATATAAAACCTCTATTGATCTAAAAGCTTTATCAAAAGAGTCATTTTCTGGTGGATTAAAATCATCTCCTTTTTCTAAAGACTTTTCTAAACCTTGAGCTGTTTGCTTTATTTTAAACACTTGATTAGTGAAAGTTTTATATTCAAAATATAACACTTGAACTGTATCATCGTTTTGCCTGTCACTAAAATTTCTTCCGTAACTATAAGAATCTGGATATTTTTGTATTTCAGAAAGATCTTGCTCTGAAAGATATGGAAATTGTTTTTTAAGCTCTGGCAAGCTAACTGACTTCACTTCACCTACATAATATAAATCATCAAAATTAGGATCTTCAGTGTAAGAATAAACAATATTAGTTGGGTCAACATACTCAACCTTAACGCCCTCTGATCTATTAAAGCCTGTTTTAACTGCGGCTATGCCTAAAACAGTTAAATCTTCTACTAACCTTCTTTTTATTAAATCATATTTATTTCTTGAAAGCGTGTTATTTATAGCTTCTTCTTCTGCTATTTCTATTGACTGTTTATAGTCTAATTGCATATGCAAGTCAAGCTCTTGTTCGTCTTCAGGAAGCTTGTCAGGGTCGTCAACATTAAACACATCAATGTTAGCTGTGTTCTTTAATTTCATCAAAAGATCTTTAGCTTGCATGTCTCTTAGTAAGTTAGCAGCATAGTCAGTTCTTTGTTTTAGAGAAGCTGGATCTTGAGCAAAGGCTTTTATTTGGTAATCTTTAGAAGATATTCCATTTATTAAAATATCAACAAACTTAGGTATTATTGGTATTGGCCTCCAATCTAAGTTTAAATAAGACAAGTCACCATTTATAGATAATTCATCTTTATATTTTTGTATTGACTGTTCACCTCTAGCATATAATCTAAGTCTATGAAAATTGTTGTAGTTAGTTCTAAACCTGTCATTCATACCAGCCCCAGCATCAACTTTAAACCATTCTCCCTCTATAGCTTTTGCAACTTGCAGGCCATAATCTAAACTAGCTTTTTCTTCGTTTGAAACAAGCTGACTTGGAAATGAACTATTAAAATTTGTGTTTATTTTCATTTATATCATTTTTGAAACATAACTTTCATTATCATATCTTCTTATACCTAAGTTAATAGACTTTGTAGTTCTTTTATCTACTGGTACATATCTATTTTTATTACAAGCCATTATAGCTAAACCTGAGCTTATAGAAGCATCATGCTTAGTTCTGTTGTTAATATTAAATTGAGACCAGTCTTCTAATGTTTTTTGAAAATACATATCTCCATGTACTTCTTCTTTAATACCCACATAACTTTCTATATAGCTTTCTATAGCAGCAGCGTGAGCTTGCTTAATATCTTCACTTGAGTTTGGTATACCACCTATTTCTTTTTCTGTAATGGAAAGCTTGTTCCATACTTTATCAGGTCTGTTTATACTAAATTTTCTATAACCTTTTCTTTTTAAATAATATAATAATCTAGGTTTGTTATTTTCAGCAAGTATAGGCATTCCATAAAAATGAAGCGCCATTAAAACATCTTCAAAAAACAGCTCTGCTGTTTGAGGTCTAGCTATATATTCTAAAAAAAACATATTAGCAGGAGCTTCTTCCATACTAAACTTTGTCAGTCCATGTAATGCTCCTTTAGAGCCGCGACCATCAACAGTACCGCTAATATCATAAGAGTCACAGCCGAAAGCTCCAACGTGTTCGTTAGCAGGGTATTTAATGCCATTTTTTATAATTACTTTATTTTGTAGCTCTAGTGGTGGTATCCAAGACACTAAAAATCTACCATTATTGTTTGGGTTAAAAATAACTTTTTCACCTTCTATTGCCCAAGAAAAACTACCTTTAGTTATTTTTAATTTATTATCATACTCTTCATTATAGTCTATTTGCTCATATATTTTAGTTAGATTAAATAAACTATTTTTAGTTTCATCTCTAAACGCGTGCTGTTCAGTTCTTGGAAATTGTCTATAATATTCGTTTAAACTGTCTTGATCTCCTTTTAAACCTTCGACTTCATTTTCCCAGTGTTCAATAACTCCTGTTGTAATTTCATAACCATCTGCTCCTTTGACACTATTTTGTCCTCTAATGAATACAGGCAATCCGTAAGTATCGATGAATCCCTCGTAGTTCCACTCCATAGGTATGAACAAGCTATAGAGTCCAGAAGCCGTTTGTCCGTTTCTATTTCTTTTAACAACGTCTGAACTTTCGTATAATTTTTTAAAATTGTCTCCACCTTTGTCTAAAGCATTTGATGTTGAGCCCATCATACATTTACCCACGATCTTAGATCCTAGTCTTAATGTAGTTTTTGTAACCCTCCAGTTGTTTAATATATTGTCAGGTCTTTCCCATTTACCACTTTCATCATGAGCTAATAGTTTTAGCTTTTCACCATCGTAAGAGTTATCACCCGTGTTTTTCCAGTCAATAGTTGTATCAAGTCCTTCTAGTTCTCTAAGTTGTTCATTCGTTTCCAGCTTTCTTCTAGTAAGTTTGGATGCCGGAACCCTATATGCCAACTCAGTTTTTGGCCGATCCATACCGTCTTGAATTGGTTTGAAGAAAAACGGATAATTAACGGATATTGGGACAACTTTATCTGTAAACATTTTTTTGGCATCGGCTCCAGACTTGGAAAGTATACCGAATCTAGCATCGGAAGATATTGTAGCTTGGTTGACAAGTTCCGCGCTTGACATAAAAGAGAATCCAGATCGTCTGTTTTTAAGGTAACACATACCATAGCATCTTGCGTCTGCTTTACATGCTTCCCAAAATATAAAGAAGAGTCTGTTTGATTCCCTATAGTCTGGTGCCCCAACGTCGATTTTTGACCATTGCAAGTACATGTAATGAGTACCAGTAATATATACAGGATTGCCACGGTTGAAGAAATGAAAACCTTCTTCTCTACGCTTAAATTCTTTGTCGATATAGTCATACCATTTTTCTTTAAAATCTGATGGGTACTCTTCCCAATCAAATCTGCTTTTTATTTTGCTTAGTTCTTTTGGGTATTCTTGCTTTTCCCAATATTGTTCCGCTTCTTTTTTACTTCGTTTAAACGGTTCATCTGTTGCTGGTAAAGCAATCCTGAGATTTTGTATTTCAATGATTTGTCCAATTTCACCTGTTTTACTTATTACTATAAAATCATAATCAGAGTTATAACCATACTCCCATTTTTTAAACCTATTGTTTTTAGCTAATATTTTAGGATTAACAATGTCCTTAATTTCTTTCCAAAGAGTTTGCTGGTAACTCACTTACTTCTCCCTTCTGCAAAACCTTTAAAAGTTTTTTCTACTTTAACTTCTTTAGGTTTTTCATTTAACATATCTTCCTCTGCATCTATACGTTGAAGTATTTCAAAAGCATCCATTATAGCTAGCTTTTTAGTAGCGGCAGCATTTTTTAATCTATCAGCGCTTATGTCGTCGTCTGAGTCAACAATCTTCTCTTTTGCTACCTTAATTAGTTCTTCAATAGCCTTTTGCCCAGCTTGGATTATTTTCTTCTTCGTTTCCTTGGTATTCATGCGTTAAAGCTATGTTATTTGATTTCATACAATAAAGTCTTTCACCTTCTATAATAAACTCAAATTCAGAGTCAGGTGTAAACGTTACAAGCGTCCCAGGTGTTATTCCTATGGCTTCTAAAGCATTATTAGTATATTTCACTATACCAACGTTAGGTTGCTCGTTTCTATTCTCTAATAAGTTTTGGTTTTTAATTGGTTTAACAAAGCAGTAGTTTAAGTGAGATGTTAAATTATACATATATACTTGATCAGGATATGCAAAATATAAGTTATCTTTAAAATGTGTTGAAGAGTTTTTCTCTTCACCTCTTATATTATACCATCTTCTAAATATATTGTGATGTACGTAAACTTTATCACCTACTTTTATCTTTGAGGTAAAAGCTGCTGGAGTAGAAACAACAACAGCTTTTTTACTAACAAACCTATGATCTTCAATACTTGAATTAATGATAAGATTTTTTCCTTCAATTTTTTTGATATTTTCATATCTTTCACTTAAAGGTCTTACAATAAAACTATATAAACTTTTCATTAATACTTCAAGTCAAACTCAATCGAAACAGACATATTTTTATTAAACTTTTTCCAAGGTAAAACCTCATCATTTTTAGAAATAAAAATATTATAAGACTGATCACTATCTTCAAAAAGAATATCACTAATTATATGTCCACCATAAACTTCTTGACCTACAGAATAATGCATTGCATCATTCTTGTAGTCAGAACCTATGCTAATTTTTCTAATTTTCTTCATTAGTAACTAATGGAGATATAGTGCCTGTTTCTAAATCTATATTTACAGCTCCGTATTTTTTTTCCAAATCTAATTTAATAGTTTCCATTTTGGAACTGTTCTCTTCGAGCTCTTTAGTTCTTAGTATCTTAGTGTACTCAAGCTTACCTATTTCATTAAGTAAACCAGATAAACCGCTTTGAGCTTCTTTAATAGATTCTAACTCTTTTTTTGTTACTTTTTTTGCTTTTGATTTTGACATTTTATTTAATTTAATTTAATTTAATTGTTATTGTTATTGTTGTATTTATATAATTACCTATATAAGCGCTTATTTACTATTATGTATAAGGTTCCAGCGATATTCTAAACTTATTACCAGTATCATTATTAACTGCGTAAAGTTCATCATCAGCTGTCCCAACTTGTATAGTCCAGTTACCTTTAGAACCGTCAAAGTCGTTCTCTTGAGTAGCTTTTATATTTAACTCACCAGCTTCAAACTCACCAAACTCTATATTACCATCTGTATCTTTTGCTTTCAAAAAATCACCTACAACAGGGGCGCTCGCACCACCAATAGTATGTAAATCTATTTGAATTTCTTTTTTTGATCTAAGTCTTATAGCAGCCTTCGCACCACCGCCGTTTGAAGATATTAATATAGAACCTTCATTACCTGAGTTAGTGCTAGTTTTTAATTCTATAGCACTTGGAGGACCTCCTTGTCCACCTCCATAACTAAAAGTTGCATCAACGGTAATTCCTTTTGCTTTAAGTGTTCCCAGAGATTTACCCTCTATTAGCATGTTATCATAATACGTTGTAATACCGTTTGGTGTTAGCTCTGTTCTATGAACGAAATCTGTAGGTGATCCAGTGACTGGTATATCACTGCTGGCATTATAAACAACAAAGTTTTTAGAACTGTTAAAAGGATCTCCTTTTATTTTAACTGTGTCATATACGCCTTGAGTTGTTGTGTTTACATAACCAACAAGACCTTGAATTTTACTTAAATCTACCTCAGATGCTAAATCTGATATTCTTACATTTGCCATAATTTCTTTTAATTTTAAACTGGGTTTGGAGCTTCTGCTATTTCTAGTGATCCAACATAAGGGTAAGCTAAGTCAAGTATTCTACCATCCTCGTGTAACAGGTAGTATTCTTTATTGGTTACTCTGTTAAGATTTTTATCTCCTTGATGAGGAATTGTATAACCTATACCTAACCACATATTAATAAAGTGCTACTAGTTCTCCCGCATTAAGTATGCCACCTGCACTTCTTACAGCTTTAACTAAGATGGGTAAAAACATACCTTCTTTTACGTTATTAAACACGCATATCTCTCCCGACTCCATTACTACATCAAGCTGTGCAATGTCTTTACCTATGTATAAACAAACACCGTTTGAAAACTCACTTTCTGTTCCTGGTATTGGATCACCAAACGTGTAGTTCTTGACGAATGTTCCACCAGCAGCTGGATTAGTCACTAAAGATACCGCATCGTGAGCAAATACCCTTGGGTTACTTTGGAAATTTCCTGTTACTCCTCTTGCCATTTTTTTATTTTTTTATTTTTGTTATTTTTTCAGCGCCTCTGGATCCAAAGTACGCTACATATACTGTAATTAGTAAAGTTTTTAATAATTCAACCCACGCTGTATCTACATCGAATAGAGTGTGAAATGAATCTATTATTATTAATATCGTTGAAGCAAACGTTAAGTATATTAAAGTTAAAGGTCTTGTGTTTTTGCTTAACCAAGAATCAGACTTCATATCTGAACTCCATCTATTTGATATTTCTTTAAGTTCTACTAAGTCTTGTTCTATCAACTTCATGGCCTGCTCTTTGTCTACTGCTTTAATCTTATTATCACTTGATATTAAATTTTTTACAATACCTAAAGTGCCTTGGTCTGGAAGTATGTCGCCTACAGCGTCTAAAACTTTAGGAGCTTTACTAGCTAAAAAAGCTCCAACCTTAGTATCTTTTAATTTCTTCTTACTCATCACTTCTTGTATCTAGAACTTCCACAATTTCTTAACATAGGGGCTTTACCTTGCTCTTGCTTATAAGTAGCAGGAGCTTTATCCGCCTTTCCTTCAGGATCTATTTGACTTTGAACATCTGGAGGTAAAGATCTAAACCCAGCATTAAAAGTGATAGGGTTTTCTGCTCCGCTTCCACAAGAACCTCCATCTGCCGTAAGTCCAAAACATTTTTTAAAAGCATTCCAAACACCTGGGTTTGTTTTAGTCTTTTGATGTTTGTCTTTTTGCTTTGTGGTTCTATTAAAGTTACCTTTAGTTTTTATTTTTTTTCTTTTAGGGGGTTTGTTAAATACTTCCATTTTATTATTCTTTATCGTAAGCTTCTTTTTCCCATGGTAAAGACTTGCAGCCTTCTTTCATTTCAGCTCTTGAATATTTCTTACCTTTCCACACGACGTAATCATCGTCGTAAGTTAAATCACCTCTTTCTATTTGATCTAAATGTACTTTTTCGTGATCACAAACTTTTTTTATCAATTTAGGATCTGTAACCTCACAGTTTAAACTTATACTTCCAGACTTGTTAGCTCTTCCTAACACATCTTCTGTTTCTTTAGTTAAGTAAACAGGTGTGTTGTCTATTTCGTAAGGTGGTTTTATTTTAAATGCCATTTTATTTTTTTCTACCTTTTCTAGCTTTACCTTTTACAGCATCGTCAATATCCCCTATTTGATTACCTACTTCTTTTATAGCTTTAGCAACGTCATTTAATTCTTTAGCTGTAAGTTTATATCTTTTCTTAATCTCTTTTAAAGTAGCTAATGCTTTTTCGTCTATGCTAGTTTTACTCCAAAGTAAAGACCAAACATCTTTTAAATATTGTTTTGTTAATTTCCACATAATATATTTTTTAACATTTCCACCTACGTCTAGCGGCTTTACCTCTTTCACCTGTCCAACCTTTTGATCTAGCACAAAATGATTTTCTTCTTTTAGCTGCTTTACTACCTGGTTTAACTTTTCCAGTTACAGCAGTTTTAAGTTTACTACCTGGGTTTTTCTTTCTATATTCTTTAACTCCCTTAGAAGTCATTCCAGCACCCTCCTCAGTTGTTCTAAAGTTTCTTCCCTTACCTTTTGTAGTTTTTCTTATTTTACCTTTTTTAGGAAAAGGACTACTTGGCTGAGTATACATTATTGTTTTATTTTAACGCAGTTGTTAACCATCTTAGGTTTTCCACTCTTAGTTTTTTTACCACTAGGCGATTTCTTTTTACCTTCAGCTCTATATCCAGGCCAACAGGAATTTTTTGCTCTTTGAAACGGACTTCCACTCATGATTATGATTTTTTATATGATTTTAAAAATTCTACTAAAACTTTTAAGTCTGATTTTATTTCAGCTAAACCAACTTTAACCTCCTCCATGTTTTTAGCCATAGTCTCGTGCCTTTTTTCAAAAGTTGTTTTAACCTCTCTAATACTAAAAAAGAAAAACTTATATAAAGCGTATGAAGCTGCCACTGCTATTACTAGCGATAATCCAAATTCTCTTATTAGCTCTAGTACTTCTTTCATTATAATTTTCTACCTTTTTTATCTACTTTAACCTCTTTAACTATAACTCTAGTGTTAGGTTTTTTATTTCTTAATTCTTCCAACTGCTTGTTTAGCTCGTCTAGCTTGCTATCTGCCTCAGTACCGTCTTGTATCATAGTAGACGTTATCTTAACCTCTTCACTAAGTATATCAACCTCTTGTTGCATTACTTCAACACTTTCTTTTAGAGACATTATCATTTCCTCGTTCCACTTTTCTTTTAGTTCGTATTCTAATCGTGTAACTTCAGTTGGCGGTAATGTTTTAGCTTCTTCAATATCTGCTTGTAATGTATAATACATACCAACAAAAGATGCTGTAATTGATATTATAGCTATAACAGTTTTTAAGTCAAGTTGTATGTTTGTGTTTTCAGAGATCTTTGTACTCATTAGTTGCGTCAAATGATGGGCATGCTTTATTAGCAAACTCATTGTGTGAATAAATAGTAGCAAGCGGGAACATAGCCATTAATGTTTTCAACACATGTAATAGACTTTCTTTTTGCGCTTCTGTTCTTGTGTCTTTTGGTGTTTTACCGTCAGCCTCTACGCCTCCGCAATAACACACCCCTATTGAATTTCTATTGTGATTTTTACAATGAGCCCCTGATCGATCTATATCTCTTCCTTTCCATATTTTACCATTTATATCAATATAGAAATGATAGCCTATGTCTGACCAACCTCTACCTTCAACGTGCCATTTTTTAATAGTATCAACTGATATATCTTGACCTTCTCTAGTAGCAGAGCAATGTATAATAATTTCGTTTATGCTTCTCATCTTTTACCTTTATTCATTAAGTACCACTTGTTAGTAGTGTACCCAATAGTTACTAATAATAGTAGTATAGACAACACAGGCTCAAGCCAACCTAGTCCCACTATGGTAGCCGATGTTATATTTAAACAATATAACTTTATGTCCTCTATGCCCATTATTTAACTCTTTGAGCGTTTAAAGCTGCGTTACCTTTGTATTCAGGAGCTTCAATTGAAAACCCAGGTAAAGAGCAAGAATCGCCCATCTTTTTCATATTTTTATCTTCAGGGATGTGGCATGCTTGAGTAACACACTCGTATGACTTTTTCATAATTTAGTTTTTATTTATTAATATTTTTTAGAACAACCTGTTTTAGCAAGAGGCCCAGAAGATTTAGCTTCAGCTTCTTTGTCGTATATTTTTCCTTTATAAGTTAATCCAGATCCCGCACCTGAACCTAATGTGCTAATGTCATATGCGTTTTTATCAACCTTTTCAGATAACTCTTCTACAGCTGCTGTAAGCTCTTCACTTCCACCACCACTTTCATTGGCAGCTTGCATATCTTGAGTTTCAAAAACGTCAGTACCAAGAACAGCGTTAGCACTTGTTTTTAGAGCGTTACCAGCTCTAGCTTTAAAACCTTGTCCCTTTAAGTCTTTATCAGCAAAACCTTTTATAAGGCCAACTGTTCCTTGAATAGCTTTTCCTATGAATTTATTTGGTGACTCTTCACCTTTTTGATTATATCTACCAGGTGCTGGTAATTTTTTCATTTTATATGACATATCTTTATTTTTTACTTGAGAATAAAGGGTTTTTACCTACTTTAACAATACCATTATTACTTCTTCTATTTTTATTGTTCTTTGTGCTCTTTTTTGTTTTTGTAGTTTTTGACTTTTTATCAGACTTTTTTCTTTCTTTGAAAAGGTCTTTTTTAACTTTTTTCACTCCTTTTCCACCAGTTGGTTCTGGTGATTGCTTAGGCTTGTTACCCTCTGTCTTAGGTTTTGGAGCAGCTGGATTAAGTTGTACTTCTTGTCCACTAGCAATGTTAGCAGTAGATGTTGTTCCAGGATTTTTACTTAATCCGCTTTGTACATCAAGCTTTTTATTAGGATCAAAAGGTGAAATTCCTGCAAAGTTTGAAAAATCAGCTTTTTTCTTTTTTGGTATATTGAAAACATTATCACCACCCAAAGAAGAAATCTTTTCAAAGCTTGTTACAACATTGTCCGCGCCTTTAACTCTTCTAAAAGTACCGTTTTTATTAGTTATTATCTCAGGCTTATTAACATCCTTAACATTGCTCGTATTTCCTTTAACATTTGAGCTAATAGATGGTTTTACAGCTTTAGTATTATTACTAGTTTTAGAAGATACTATGTTTGTGTTACCACCTGAGTGAGTTTTGTGAATGCTTTTTGTATTACCAGCGTCTCCTTTTCTACTACTTACTTGAACACCACTTTGATCAAACTCTCCTAAATATTCAGATTTTTTTTGTTTAGAATTATTCTGAGTTTTATTAAGATCAGTTGCACTTCTGAGTTTGTCTATTATAGCTTGATAATGAGCTTCGCCAACTTCATCACCCTTTTCTCTCATTTCTGTTCTTTTATTAACAGCATTGTTTAATCCTGGAAACCACTTACCTTTATTATTGTAGCCTTCTTGAAATAAAGGATTACTAATTTTGAGGTATCCTTGTGCACCTGGGTCTGTATTAGATGTCTTCTTGTTTAGATCAGGTTTAACTGGCGCAGGATTATTCGTTGACTTTGGTGGAGGGTTATTTGCGGGCTTAGCTTCAGGCTTACCAAAAGGATTAGTACGACTAATTTTCTTTCCTTTTTTTATCTCGCCTTCAACGTCACGTACAATTATTATATTTCTTTTTTTCCACTTTGGCTTATTTGGATCTTTAGACACATCTTCCCAGTAAGGCTTATGGTTTATACCATATTGAGTATCTTTACCTATTAAATTAGGATTAAACTTAGTATTTACACCATCACTAGTAGATTTAGAACTTTCAACAGCATTTTTAGCATTATTTGGGTTAGATGTGCTTTTACCATCGCTAGTAGGTTTTGATTTATTACTGTTACTAGCAGGTGGCTTAGACATGTTTCCAGTTGATGGATTAACGCTTGCTGTACTCTCACTAGTAGTATAAGTAGTTCCATCAATTACAGCGCTATTTTGTTTTGTTGCAGTTACAGCGCCTACTGCAGTGTTTGGAACGTTTCTTGTAGGATCACTTAAAGATCCACTAACTTTCATATTAGAACCTACTACATCGTGATTTAAAGCTTTAGCGTCTATATTAGTTATTTTAGCAAATGGAGACATTGGGGCTGCTAAAGGTTGATAAGCACCAAAAGAGCCGCTGCTAGAATTAATTTTAGGATCAGCAGATCCAGATTGAGCAACCTCTTCTTTGTTATTTTTTTTAGCAATCATATTTTTAATAAGACCGCCAGCCTTTTTAGTAGCCTCTGGATTACTAGCAGCAAATTTAGCTATGGCAGGTAGAACTTTTGCTCCTACGGCAGCTATTGCCCCTACCGCTTTAGTCGGTGCTTGTTTTCTAACTTGTCTGTTTTTTTTGCTTAATTTAGACATATCCTCTTGTTTTATCTTTATTTAAGTAATCTATAGATTTAGAGATTACTTTATGAATATATTTATTACTTTTATCTATTTTACCTTTAACTATATCTTCTTCACCTAACATGATACGATACATTCTACTTATTAGCTGTTTACACTTTAAGGAAACTTTATATATATGATATTTTTGGGTTGTGCGATTTCTTTCTCTCCACACTATAATCCACCCTTGTTTCAATAATCTGTTCCAGCGTCTGTTATCCCAGCTATAAGAATATGTACCTCTTTTAAAATCATCTTTGTTAAAATGCTCAATAGAATCTAAATAAATCAGTAACTCTAAGTCAGCATCGTTTAAATTGTTGTTTTTACAAGCCCATTTTCTTATGATCCTGTAATGTTTTAATAAACCTATTTCCTTTAAATCTGAAGAAGTTAATCTTAACATTATTGTTTATTACTTACCTCCGTTTAATCCTATTAGAGCAGCAAGACTACCAACAAATCCTCCAGTCATTCCAACAACATTTCCAAAATGTTTTAAACCTTCCTTTTGTTTTGCTTTTGATTTTGTTTTTCTATATCTAGTTCTTTTATTTGTAAAACCTTCAATTCCTTCATCAGCATACTTACTTCTTTTACTTTTATTTATAGAAACTACACCTGATATATTCTCGCCAAATGTACCAGGCTTACCAGGAACTTTAGAAACAACTTGTTTTGTTTTAGTTTTTAAAACTGTTCCATCTTTGTCTAATTTCTGTACAGTCTTCTTGTCACCTAATTTAGATCCATCGCTTAAGGTAACTCTAGTTGGATCAGCATATTCTCTCTTTACAGTTGTGTTAGGAGCAAATATTTCTCTCGCTTTATCAGCTATTTTAACTTTAGTAATAGATGCTGCTTCTTGAGCAGTTTTATTAATACCTAATTTAACAGCCGTTGTAGCTTCATTTAAAGTTGGATTCTTTTTTCTAGCTCTTTTAGACATTTCATAATCCTTAGCAAGTTCAGGTTGTGTCTTTTCAGGCATTGCAACCTTTCTTATAGAGCCTGTTTTCATTGTATTAGCCGAAGACATATCAGCTATAGGTCTAGATTCCATTTGATCAGGCATTCCCATTTCTGGTTGTGGATTTTTTAATTTCCCAACAGTCCTTTGCATTCTTTCTACATCTTTTCTTGGCATATCTTTTTTTTTTACAGTATTATTACAACGTCATGTTCTTTAATGACTTTATAGTTTTCTTTTTTAATCTCTATGTTAAAACCCGCTGACCTGTCGTAATAAACTTCATCACCTTTGTTTAACGCTTTTACATCAGAGCCAGGTTCTACAACCTTAGCTCTTCTGTATCTTATATCTTCTCTTTGCTTTTCAGCTAGAATTAAACCTCCTTTTGTAGTCGTATCAACTTCTTTGATAGGATCTATAACTATATACTTACCTACCGCTTTCATACTCTAATGTTGTTAACTACACAATCAGTTGATAATATGGTAGTAGCTACAGAAGCTGCATTTTTTAAAGCACTTTTTGTAACTAATAAAGGATCTATAATTCCTGCTTTTACCATATCTACGCTTGTACCAGTAATAACATCTAAACCTCTACCATCTTCGTCTGGGTCTACATATTCTTTTACTCCTGCGTTTTCTAATATAAGCTTATAAGGTCTTTGTATTGCTTGATACAATACCTCTTCGCCTATACTTTTTGGTGTTAGTGTTTTACTAGCATTCAATAAAGCTATACCACCACCTGGTACTATACCTTCTTTAATCGCTGCTTTTGTAGCACAAATAGCATCTTCAACTCTATCAAGCTTTTCTTTTAGTTCTATTTCAGAATTGGCCCCTACTTTTATTACTGCAACTTTAGCTTTTAATTTAGCTAATCTTTTTTCAAGCCTAACCAATATGTTGGGATTAGTTGTTTTCTTTATTTGATTTTCTAACATTTTTATTAGATCCTCAACTTCTGGCTTTTCAGATGTGTCAACTTGTATTATAGTGTCCTCATGGCTAGTAACAGATTTTACACATGAACCTAAATGCTCTGGTTGTATTAAATCCATATCATCGCCTAGATCTTCGTTAATAAGAGTAGCACCAGTCACAGCACATAGATCTGATAATGTATCTTTTTTGCTGATTCCATATACTGGTGCGCTTACTATGTTGACCTTTATGTTACCCTTCTTCTTGTTCATTGCCAACGCGGAAACCACTTGTTGATCAACATCTGCAATAATAAGTAAGCTTTTATTATTTTTTATAATATATTCAAGGATCGACTGAATTTTCCTTATGTTGGGTATTTGTGACTCAACGATGAGTACTAGCGGATTATTTAACTCAGCCGTTCCTTTTTCTTTGTTGGTAATAAAGTGGTTATTTTTTAGTGGTTGATCGTATTGAACTCCTTCTATTAACTCTACTGATGTTTCTGGCTGTTCATTTGTTTCCATCATAACAACCCCAGTTTCATCAACCATTTTAAACGCTTGCCCAATTATCGACCCTAGTTTTTTATCGTTGTTAGCCGATATAGTAGCTACCTGATCAATTTTTTTACCTGTTACTTTTTTAGATACTTTATTTAAGTATTTAACAACATTATCAACGCCTTTGTTTATACCTTCTCTCATTACTCTCTCATCATCTAACAAAGAATGAGACTCTGCTTCATCTAGTATAGCTTTTGCTAATACTGTAGCAGTGGTTGTTCCGTCACCTGCGTCTGATACTGTTCTTTGAGCTGCTTGCTTAATTAGCGTAGCTCCAATATTTTCCAATGGATCTCTTAATGTTATACTGTTAGCTACAGTAACTCCATCTTTTGTAATTTGTGGTTTACCTTCGTTATCTTCTAATATAACACATTTTCCACTTGCTCCTAGCGTTGAACCTACAGCATTAGTAAGTTTTTCAACGCCAGTTAATACCTGACCCCTGGCAGTTTCGCCAAAAGTCAGGTTTTTAACTAACTTTAATTCTTGCATTTAATTTAATTTAATATAATTGTTGTGAATACTTTACTCGAAGGTTTTAATTACTTTCGGTCCTTTGGTAAATTCTAACTTTTTAGCATAATGTTCTATTGAAGCATCGATAGCTTTTTCAGCACCATCAATAGTTTCTCTTCTAGTAACATCTGTCCATTCGTCAGAATCTAGGTGTTTGTATTCGGTTTGTAAAAACCCATTAGGTAATTGAACAATTCTCCAGTTTGATTTTTTGGTAATATGTTCCCATAACTTAATGGTTTCTTCGTTTGGTTGTGGTGCACTAGTCCACGTATTAGTGCGGGTATATAAAAACGTCATTGTATTTGGTTTTAAGTTAAACGTTGGTTATTTATTACTATCACTTGTTAAAGTGATTTTCTACATTATCCCCCTTTGTTGCTGTCAGCGTCGTTGCTGTCACCGCTGCCGGTATCACTGCCAGTGTCGCCACTGCCTGTGTCACCACCTGTGTTGTCATCGCCACCTTTATTGTCATCAACAATTGGGTCATTTGGGTCTGGGTCTGGATCTACTACTGTATCACCATCGCCCTTATTATCGTCAACAATAGCATCACCGTCTCCGTCATCTATAGGATCTGTTGGATCCGGGTCAATTGGATCTGGATTTTTATCGTCATCTATAGGATCATTTGGATCTGGATCTGGATCTGGATCTGGATCTGGATCTGGATCTTTATCATCGTCTATTGGATCATTTGGATCTGGGTCTGGGTCTGGGTCTGGGTCT